TGGCGTTAGTGACGCCGCAGACCGGAACCTGGCACGACCTGACGACCGACGATCCGTTCGGCGGAGAGCCGAGCGACGAGGAGCGGCGCTTCTATGAGGCGTTGCGTAACTACCTGTTCACCGTGCGGTCCAATCCGCGTTCCGGCTTCTGGGCCTCGCACAAGGCGTCGCTGCGCTGCATGTGGGGCTTCGGCACGTCGGTCATCTTCATCGGCGATGCGGTGTCGCGCGGCGTCTCGGCGCCGATCAGCTATGCCTATGTGCCGATCAGCGAGAACCACCTCGGGACCAATTTCGAGGGTGTGGTCGACACCAATTACCGGCTGTTCACCCGCTCGGCCCGCCAGTGCGTCGAGCGATGGGGGGCGGCGTGTTCGGCGAAGACGCAGGAGATGGCGTCCGACCCGAAGAAGCGCGATCAGCTCGTGACGATCCTGCATGCCGTGGCGCCGCGCGCGGAGGCCGGAAGCTACGGCAATACGGTGCGCAACAGCCCGTTCATGTCGTGCTACGTCGAGGTCGAGGAGAAGAAGCTGATCGGCGAGTCCGGCTTCTTCGAGTTCCCGTTCCGCGTCGATCACTGGCAGCGGAACACGACGCAGCCCTATGCCGAGGGGCCGGTCGCCGTCGCCATCGCCGACATCAAGTCGCTCAACATCATGGCGAAGGCGGAGCTGACGAGCACGCAACAGGCCGTCTCGCCGCCAATCGCGACGCCGCCGGAGACGCTCGGCCAGCGGCTCGACCTGAACCCGCGGGCGGTCAACCCCGGCTTCGTCAACGCGCGCGGCCAGTTGCTGGCCCAGCCGATCCTGACGGCGCGTCCCGACTTTGCCCAGGCGGTACTGGAGGTTCGCCGGCAGCAGCTGCGGACGACGCTCTACATCGACCTGTGGACGACGATCATCGATTCGCAGCGGGAGCAGACCGCCTACGAGGTGTCGATCAAGAACCAGGAGCGGGCCGACATGATCGGTCCGGTCGGGACGTCGCTGCAGGCCGGACTGTCGTTCCAGATCGACCGCGAGATCGGCATCCTCAATCGCCTCGGCGCCTTCATGCTGGGCTCGCCGCTTGAGGCGCCCGAAAGCCTCCAGGGCAAGGACATCGGCGTCCGCTTCACCTCGCCGCTCGACCGGGCGCGCAAGCTCGGCGAGCTGCAGGGCGTCCAGCAACTCTTCGTCTTCGCGCAGGCGCTGGCCGAATCCGGCAGCTCGGAGGTTCTCGACAAGCTCGACGCCGACGAGGCGATCGACTTCGCACAGGAAGTGCTCGGTGCACCACGGCGGGTCATGGTGCCCGAGGATGTTCTTGCCACACGCCGGCAGGCACGTTCCGAGGCGGCCCAGAAGCAGGGCGCGCTGCAGGATGCGGCCCAGTCCGGCATGGCGGCGCAGGAAGCGGCCGCCGGCGCCGAGGCGCTTGCCGCCTCGCCGGCCGCGCAGGAGGTGCTGAAGCGCATCGGAGGCGTGGCGTGAGCGAGGTCGTGAGCCTGCGGGGCGATCCAATTGCACAGCCTGGTTGCCCGGACGCGGACGTGATCGCCGAGATCGAGGCGCTTCTCGTTAAGGCGCGTGCCGGCGAAGTGATCGGCATCACCTATGCCGTCGTCCATTCCGACGGGGCCGTCGGCAATCGGTTCGTCGGACGCGTGAGCCGTTCGCAGGTTGGCGGTCTGTTCGCGGCGATGAGCCGGATCAGCCGGGTGCTGGACAAAGCCTGATGCAGACGCTCTCGCAGACCAACGCGCCGGACAAGGATCTCCGGCGGGCGCAGGCCTATGCCGCGGTCTTCGGCGGCAATGCGACGCGTGAAGATGTGGAGATCGTCCTCACCGACCTTGCGGCCTATTCGGGCTTCTACCAGCCGCAGGCGCCGGACCTGGGCAACGCGACGCGGCACTACATGGCCGGCCGGGCGAGCATCTTCGCCTGGATCGCGTCGAACGCCGCCGCAGGCGGCATGACGGACATCGGAGCGCTGCATTTCGCGGTGCTGAAGGAGATCGCGGCCGAAGCAATGGCCACGTAGCGCGCCGGCCGCCAGCCGGCACCCAACGAGGATTGAACATGACGGACACCAACGGGTCCGCTACGGCGATCACGCCGAATGCGGGCACCCCGGCGGCGGCCAACGGCGCGGGCGGAGAAGGGTCTCCCACCGGTGCCGCTGATCCCTTTGCCGGTCTGGACACAGGCACCCGGGAGTGGATCGGAACCGCGGGCATCAAGGACGTGGCGAGCCTCGCCGCGAAAGCCCGCAACGCGGAAAGTCTCATCGGTCAGTCGGTGCGGCTTCCGGGCAAGGATGCGAAGCCCGAGGACGTCGATGCGTTCCTCACCAAGGTTCTCACGCCCTACCGCCCGGAGAAGCCCGAAGGCTACGAGTTCAAGCTCCCCGACGGCGTCCCCGAGGGCATGCCCTACGACAAGGCCTTCTCCGACCGCTTCAAGGCGGCGGCGCACGCGGCAGGCATCCCGACGAAGGCGGCGGCGGCTCTCCACGACTTCTACGTCCAGGAGACCGCGGCGGTGTTCAAGAGCGCAACGGAGGCGACGGCGGCTCAGGTCGCCGAGGCCACCAAGGCTCTGGAGACCGAGTTCGGCGGAGCGAAGGACAGCGACGCCTTCAAGCAGAGTGTCGGCTACGCGGCGAAGTTCATCGGCGAGTTCGGCGGCGATGCCCTGATGAAGGGCCTCACCGATGCCGGCCTCCTCGGCGACGGCGGCGTGGTGCTGAACCCGGCGATCGCCATCGCGTTCGCCAAGGCCGGCAAGCTCCTCTTCAAAGAGGATGGCCTCGTGAACGGCGGCGGTGCTGTCGCTGGCGAGAACCCCTTCGATGGAGAGCTCGACAAGCTGAACCAGACGGCGGTCCACAGGGCGATCAAGACCGATCGTGCCCGGGCCATCCAGCAGATCAAGGCCGCCGGCAAGAAGCTGTCCGACTTCGGTCTGGCCGAGACCGCCTGACCACCTGAGACGACCCGCGTTCCGACCCGTCACCCGGCCCGCTTTCGAGCGGGCCTTTTCGTTGACGAAAAGGAACGTCTTCCATGTCCACCACCCGCCTCTCGGACCTCATCGTCCCCGAGGTGTTCTTCAACTACATGGCGAAGGACACCACGGAGAAGACCGAGCTCTTCCGCTCGGGCATTCTCCGCCCCGATGGCGAGCTTTCCGCCAAGCTTTCCGGCGGCGGCCGCACCTTTAACGTCCCGTTCTGGAAGGACCTCGATAACACCGAGTCTGGCGTTGCGAGCGACGACCCGTCGCTCTATGCGACCGCCGGCGCGATCTCGACCGGCAAGGACATCGCCCGTCGTCAGGTCCGCACCCGTTCGTGGTCCACGGCCGACCTCGGCGCCATTCTCGCCGGCGCCGACCCGATGGCGCGCATCCAGTCGCGCGTTACCGCCTACTGGGACCGCCAGTTCCAGCGCATCCTGACCAACACGCTGACCGGCGTGTTTGCCGACAACGTCGCCAACGACTCGTCGGACATGGTCAACGACATCTCGAACGACAGCTCCGCCACGGCGACGGCTGCCGAGCTGGTGTCGGCCGAGGCGATCATCGACACCGCCCACACCATGGGGGATGCCTCCGACGCCTTCCGCGTCGCGGTCATGCACTCCAACGTCGTGAAGCGGCTGAAGAAGCTGAACCTGATCGACTACATCCCGGACAGCGAGGGGCGGATCAACTTCGCCACCTACCTCGGCTACCGGGTCGTGATCGACGACGGCGTGCGGACGGTCGCCGGCACCAACCGGGTCAAGTACTGGACCTATCTCGTCGGCGAGAACGCCATGGGCTGGGCCGAGGTGCCGGTCGCAACCCCGGTCGAGACCGAACGGGATGCCAGCGCCGGCAACGGCATGGGCATCGAGTACCTGTTCACCCGGCGCCAGTTCGTGATGCATCCCTACGGGATCAAGTTCACGGACTCGTCGGTCTCCGGGCAGTTCCCGACCAACGCCGACCTCGCCACCTCGGGCAACTGGGATCGCGTCTACGCCGAGCGCAAGCAGATCCCCATCGCCGCGCTCGTCACCAACGGCTGATCGCTGGCCCGGCTCGCTCCGGGCCAGTTCACCCCTCTTTCCTGAAAGGACATCACCATGGGTTTCCGCTTTATGGGGGGCACCGGCGAAGACGGTTTCGACCCCAAGGACTGGTACATCCGCGACCTCGACTTCCACCGCTATCTGGCGACGGACTGGGTCATCACCGAGACCGGCTCCGGCACCCGCGCGGTGTCGCAGTCGCCCTTCGGCGTCCTCGTCGTCACCAACGCGGCCGCGGACAACGATGTCAACTCGCTGCAGGAATCGTCCGTCGCCGCCGGCGCCGTCGCCGAACAGTGGAAGTTCGTCGCCGGCAAGCCGCTCTACTTCGGCACCCGCTTCAAGCTGAGCGACGCCACGCAGAGCGACCTCGTCATCGGCCTGCACATCACCGCGACCACGCCGATCGCGTCGGCGCCGACGGACGGCATCTACTTCCGCAAGGATGACGGTGACCGGCTGCTCGACCTCGTCGGCCGCAAGAACTCGGCCGGCTCGGAAGTGGCTGGCGTGCTCGGCACGTCCGGCTACCTCACCGACGACACCTGGACGAAGCTCGAGTTCTACTACGACGGCGTGTCGAGCTGCATCCAGGCGTTCCAGGACGGCGTCGGCTTCGGCTCGATCCCGCTCACGAACGTCGTCGACGACGAGGAGCTGGCGATCTCCTTCGCCGTCCAGAATGGCGAAGCGGTCGCCAAGGTCCTGTCGCTCGACTGGATCAAAGTGGCGGTGCTCCGCTGATGGGCGCCTACACGCTCAAGCGCGCCTTCGCCGGCAAGTTCGTCGTCATGACGGGTGCCGGCGAAGATGCCGAACAGGTCTTCGGGCCTGTGCCGCGCGCGGAAGCATTGGCATGGGTCGCGGAGCGCGAGGGGCCGGCGCCGGCGTCGCCTGTCGCCAGCGGCCCAGGCGAGGAGCCGACGCCCGCTCAACTCCGCGCCTGGAGCCGCAAAGTCGCTACCGATCTCCAGAAGCCCCGCGACGAAGAGGAGGCCGAGCTCCGCGCCGTGCTCCTCAAGCGCCGCTCCGAAGACGAGACCGACTATCTGCTGCGGCAGATGAAGCCGCTCCTCGCCGCCGGCCTCGAAGGTGGGCGACGCGAGCGCCACCGGCCCATGCGGGCGGCCCCCCGGGCCGCCTGATCGCCGGGACGGCCTACGGGCCGTCCCCTCTCTTCATAGCCCCATTCGACAAGGAAAGGATTCCGATCATGGGCCTCTTCGACCGTACTGCCTTCCGCCGCTCGCTGGAGCCGTTCTACGACGACCTCGAAGGCCTGCTTGGCTCGACACTCGGCTTCGCCGGGATGTCGCGCAAGATCTGGTGGGTACATTCCGGCACTGGCGTCAACGACGAGAACCACGGCACCTTCGACGCCCCGTGGGCGAGTATGGACTATGCTAATCAGGCGATTATCGACGATGGCGGTGCTAACCGTGGCGACCTCGTTTTCGTCAAGGCCGGGCACACCGAGACGGTGACCGCAGCGGCCGGACTCGACATGGATGCCGCCGGCGTGACCTGGATTGGCCTCGGCCGCGGTTCCAATCGTCCGACGATCAACTTCACCACCGTCGTCGGCGCCGACATGGACATCGATGCCGCCAACATCGCGATGGTGAACTTCTTGTTCACCGGTGGTATCGATGCGCTTACCGGCCCGATCGACGTCAACGCCGCCGATTTCGCGCTCCTCAACAGCGAGTATCGGGACGTGACCGGCCAGGCGACGGACGTGATCGTTGCTGACGCCAACGCCGATCGCCTGTTGATCGCCGGCTGGTTCCACAATGGTGCGGCTGCTGCCGGCGCCAACTCGGCGATCGCGCTCATCGGCATGGACAACCCGGTGATCCGCGACTTCCGCATCATCGGCAATTTCGCCGTGTCGGCGATTGACTGCCGGACCACGGCCGTGGTCGATCTCGACATCCGGCGCGGTTACATCTGGACCAAGAACGCGGCCGACCTCTGCATCAAGGACACGATCACCGGATCGACCGGACGCATCGGTCCCGACCTCGAGATGATGCTGACCGACAATGCCGCCAACATCACGGAGGCGGTGACCGGTGCGACGTTCCACCTCTTCGATCCGGTCTATGTCTGCAACCTCGCCGGTGAGAAGGCGATGCTGATCAACTGGGTGGCGTCGACCGACGCCTGATCGTGACGGGGCGGAGTTTGGCTCCGCCCCTCCCCTTTCCATAGGAGAGCATCATGGGCGGAAGCCATGTGGACGGTCGGCCGATCCTTTCGGCCGCGATCGATGCGGCGACCTCGGGCGACAACACCCTCGTTGCCGCCGTCACCGGCAAGCAGATCGTCGTTCATTCCTTCGTTCTGGTCGGTGCCGGCTCGGTGACGGCTCGCTTCGAGAGCGGCGCCGGCGGCGATGCCCTTACCGGCCAGATGACGATGGCGGCCGGCTCGGTCGTGGTAGCGCCCCACAATCCGGCGGGCTGGTTCCGGACGGGCAAGGCCGTTCTCCTCAACCTCGAGATCTCGGGCGCGGTCAGCGTCGATGGCGTCCTCACCTATTCGCTGGTCGACTGATGACGACGCGCATCAACGCTCTCAACGAAGCGCTCTGCGCGGCGACCGGCCTGACGCCGCAGGAACTCGGTGTCCAGATCGGGACCTGGGCGGATCGCGCGACCTGGCGGCCGGACTTCGTCTCGGGTGAGACGCCGGAGCGGCGCGCCGCGGCCGAAGCTATTGTTGCCGCCTTCGACCCCAGCTCGTGGCCGGAGGAGTAGACCGTGCCGGTTCGGATTGCCGATGTCCGCGCCCTTGAAGCGCGGATCGAGAAGGTGGAAGCGGCGGCGAGGCAACAGGCGCTGCAAGAGCGGCAGAGCCTCGATGCTCGGCTGTTTCCTGGAGGGCGGATCGGCACCAACGGAGGATTTCCGCCACCGTCGTTGCGCTATTCGCCAGTCTCCGGAAATACAGTGCCAATTTTCAACGGCTCCGATTGGGTTAATTTTATCTTTTGTGCAGGAGAGGGAGAAGTCTATCTTGAGTTGTTGCTTGATGGTAATAGCGGGCATACAAATTACCATCAGGCGAACAGGAATTTCGATATCTTTTGCTTTCGCCGCGATGATACTGGCGACATCGCGCTCGGCACTGGTCCGAGTTGGGTGGCAGGTGCGGTCGCCGGCTCGGACACTGCCCGCGGAACGGGAGCGGGATCGACAGAACTCGTTCGCTTTGACGGATTGGTCGTCAACAAAAACGAGATTGTTCTTCGCTATGGAAGCGGAGCGAATGACCTTACGACAGTACCACCATATTGCGCGACATGCGTTGGATCATTCCGCGCCTTCGATGGAGATTATTCGTTTACAATAAACAGACGTTTAATATGGAATCGTTACAATCAGAAGCCTGAGGCGGTCCGCGTATATATTGCATCTAATTGGACATACTCAACTGCTTCATGGCGACAGGCGAGCGGCGCAGGAAATGAACCATATTTTCAAATATTAAATGGAATGGTGGCATATGAAGCAGTCAAAAATCTCGTTGTGCACGCATATGCTGTGTGTAGAAATAGTACCAGTACAGCGAAAATAGTAGGGACCGGTATCGGTATCGATGATGCATCAACGACATATGCGTTAAACGCGAATAATGGCACAGTTATTAATGCTATCAGGGAGGCATTTACGGCGGAATATATTGGTACAGCAAACGGTATAGGGTTACATACAATTTATTGGTTGGAAATTGGCGCCGGGGCCGACACCCAAACATGGTATGGGAGTGGCGACAATGCGCTAAGCGGACTGCTTGGCACCTTCTGGTGCTAGACCAGCTTCTTTGTCTTGATCCGATCAAGAACGTTGTTCATGAGATCGGCCGCTGCAGCATATTCCGGCCGCCCATCCCGACGCATGAAGTCAATGGATTGTTCGAGCTGCAAAATTGCGACCTCAGGTTTCATGATCCGTGCGTTGATGAGGAACATCAGACTGATCTGATTGATGCCGAGCGAAGCGAGAGCCGCGGCAAGTGCACGGTCTTCCTTGGTTTGCGGCGGTGCGATGGTGGTCATGATCTGTCTGCCCTTTCGAGGACACGCTGACGCAGTGAGGCGCCGGCCCGCGAGGCCTTGCGGCCGGCCCTGACGCCCGAGGCGAGCGCACCGACCGCCGCATCATCCAGCCGGGCGAAGATGGTGCGGCGTCTCCGCCAGAGGTAGACGCCTATGGCGATGGCAAGGATCACGGCCGCGAGGATGAGCTTGCCGACGAAGATGTCGGTTGCCGGCGAGTAGTGGGCATCCGCCGGCAGCGGCCCGGCCTGCGGAGCGACGCCGCGGCCGTACGTTCCGGGATCGACCGGGATCATGCGCGCCATGGCGCGCATCCTGCCCTGAAAAGAATGACGGTTTCAAGATGGCGACCACCAAGACGAGCATCTGCAATCTGGCGCTCGACGCGCTCACCCAGGCGCCGCTAACCGACGTCGACACCGACAACACGCCGGAGAGCCGCTGGTTCGTCCGCAACTACGAGGTCGCCCGCGATGCCGAGTACCGGGCGCATCCGTGGAAATTCGCCGTCACCCGCGTCTCGCTGACGGCCGACGCCACGGCGCCGGCCTTCGGCTGGGACTACCGCTACGCCATGCCGACCGGCTATGTCCGGCTCCTGCCCCTAACCGACGACGGCGAGATCGACGGGATGCCGATCCCATACGAGATCGAGGCCGACGCCACCACCGGCACCCTCTACATCCTCACCGACGAGCCATCGACGCTCAAGGTCCGCTACATCAAGCAGATCACCGATCCGACGAAGTTCGATCCGCTCTTCGTCATCGCCCTCGGCGCCCGGCTCGCGATGATGGGTGCCCACCGCTTCACCGGCAA